TCTGTAGGGGGCGGCATGAAACTGACATTGCCATTTCCACCCAGCGTTAACACCTACTGGCGGGCTCCGAATAAGGGACCGCTTAAAGGTCGTCACATGGTCAGCGCCAGCGGCCGGAAGTATCAGAGCGAGGCGTGCGCGGCAGTGATTGAGCAGTTACGCCGTCTGCCAAAACCTTCAACAGCCCCGGCAGCGGTAGAAATTATCCTGTATCCGCCAGACAAGCGGATCAGAGATCTGGACAACTACAACAAGGCGCTGTTTGACGCACTGACCCACGCGGGGGTGTGGGAAGACGACAGTCAGGTGAAAAGAATGCTGGTGGAGTGGGGACCAGTTTTCCCGAAGGGAAGGTAGAAATCACGATCACGAAATTTGAAACAGGGGCGGGTGCAGCCGCCTGAAAATGGAGAAAGAAGCATGAATAATTTAATGGTCATTGATGGTATCGAAGTTCGCCGCGACGTTCATGGGCGCTATTGTCTTAACGATTTGCACCGTGCTGCTGGTGGAGATCAGAAATATCGTCCGAAATACTGGCTTGATAATAAGCAAACCCGTGAGCTGATTGAGCAACTTTTCACCGAGGGCGGAATTCCATCATCGGAACAAAATCAATCAGTTAGCTTTTTTCAGGGCGGTAGTGATACCCGAAGTTTGGTACGTGCTCCAGTAAATACTGTTCGCGGTGGCGCTGAACAAGGTACATACGTATGCAAAGAACTGGTGTTTGCTTATGCAATGTGGATCAGCCCGTCTTTCCATCTTAAGGTGATCCGCACGTTCGATCGGATTACCAGTGCGCCACAAACATCTTCTGGTATGGCTGCCGATAAGATGCAGGCGGGGGTGATTCTGCTGGGTTTTATGCGCAAAGAGTTAAACCTGTCCAATTCATCGGTACTGGGCGCGTGTCAGAAACTCCAGGAGGCAGTGGGACTACCTAACCTGGCGCCACAATATGCCATTGATGCTCCGGCTGGCGCGCTGGATGGTTCAAGCCGCCCGACGCTGGCACTGAGCGCGCTGTTAAAACAGCATGGTATCCGGATGACGGCTAATCAGGCGTATCAGCAGTTAGCAAAGCTGGGTGTTGTTGAACATCGTGAGCGTTACAGTCGCTCCGCGATTAACGGCATTAAAAAATTCTGGTCGCTGACGGCAAAAGGCTGCATGTTCGGCAAAAACATCACCAGCCCGGCAAACCCTCGCGAGACGCAGCCGCATTTCTTCGAGTCCAAATTCCCTGAGCTGCTGAAGCTGCTCGATACCGTTCATTGAGGTGATCGTGAGAGCGTTACTGACCCCTGAAATTGCTCCTCGTATGGGCGTTGTATTGTTCAGGCCGGGATCGGAACTGATGCCCCTGTTTATGCAGGGGCGTGTTCTGCTTGAACCAGAGCCGGAGCAATTTTCATCTTTCGCCAGCGGCGTAGTCCCGGCGGTATCACAGCCGCTGGCGGATGATCCTGCTGTTCGTGATGTGTTCCGTAATGAGTCGGTTATTTATCGTGCTGGTGGTCTGGATAGCCTGGAAAGCTGGCTACTCCGGGGGAATGGCTGTCAGTGGCCGCATTCAGACTGGCACAGCGAACAGATGACAACCATGCGCCACGCTCCGGGGGCAATCCGACTGTGCTGGCACTGCGATAACCTGCTGCGCGAACAGTTTACGGAACGGCTGGAATCAATAGCTGTGGAGAATACGACAAAATGGGTTTTATCGGTTGTTTGTCGTGATCTGGGTTTTGACGATATGCACGCAGTTACTCTCCCGGAACTGTGCTGGTGGATGGTACGCAATGACCTGGCAGACGTTTTGCCGGAGAGCGCAGCGAGAAAAGCATTAAGGATGCCGAAGGCAATTGTCCAGTCAGCTACCCGTGAAAGTGAAATTGTTCCCTCGGTGCCGGCCACCAGCCTTGTACAGGATAAGGCGAAAAAGGTACTGGCGCTCAGGGTTGATCCGGAATCGCCGGAAAGCTTCATGTTACGTCCGAAACGCCGTCGATGGGTCAATGAGAGATATACCCGCTGGGTTAAATCCCAGCCGCGCGTGCTGCGGGAAGCAGGCGGATGATCCGCATCACCTGATCCACGGTCAGGGAGGGATGGGAAGGCGCATGACCTGTGCTGCCGTTGTGCAGAACATCACAATGAGTTACATGCGGACACCGTGGCATTCGAAGAGAAATACGGCTCTCAACTGGAGTTGTACCCGATCGTGCGCTGGCAATAGGCGTACTGGCGTAAGTGGAGAACGAGCATGAACCTTGAAGCCTTACCGAAATATTACTCCCCAAAATCTCCAAAATTGAGCGATGACGCACCGGCGACAGGCTCTGGTGGTTTAACGATTACGGATGTGATGGCTGCGCAGGGGATGGTGCAGTCGAAAGCACCACTGGGTTTTGCCTTATTCCTGGCAAAAGTTGGTGTTCAGGATCCTCAGTTTGCGATTGAAGGTCTGCTCAATTACGCGATGGCACTGGATAACCCGACATTGAACAAATTGAGTGAAGAAACCCGGTTACAGATCATCCCTTACCTTGTGAATTTTGCCTTTGCTGATTATTCCAGGTCTGCGGCAAGTAAGGCTCGCTGTGAGCATTGTGCTGGGACTGGATTTCATAATGTATTGCGCGAAGTGGTGAAACACTCCAGAAGCGGGGTATCTGTTATCAAGGAAGAGTGGGGGAAGGAACTATGTCAGCATTGTCATGGTAAGGGAGAAGTCAGCACAGCGTGCAGAGGGTGTAAGGGTAAAGGTATTGTCCTGGATGAAAAAAGGACCCGACTTCATGGCACGCCTGTTTATAAGATTTGTGGGCGTTGCAATGGAAACCGGTTTAGTCGTTTACCAACCACGCTGGCGCGGCATCATGTCCAGAAGCTGGTACCAGACCTGACGGATTATCAGTGGTACAAAGGATATGCAGATATCATTGATAAACTGGTGACAAAGTGCTGGCAGGAAGAAGCATATGCTGAGGCGCAATTAAGAAAAGTCACGAGATAAATGATTTTCGCCGAAGATGGCGACATGATTCTTGCATTTTTCAAAAAATCTGGTTAGGATTCTCCTAACGATGGGCTTTGTATGTCTGCCGTTAACGAAATCATAACAAACCTCGCTTCGGCGGGGTTTTTGCTTTTCTGGAGGTCAATAATGCAGGGCGAAAAGCAGCAGCCATATTTTTTTTAACCCTGGTATGACTGTTGAACAGCTTGAAGACTGGCTGGAGCAGCAAAAGCTTCATCTAAGCCGCTATAACCGTCTGGTAAAAGAAAAAGCAGAGCTTGAAGAACGGCTCAGTGATATTTCTGTGGAAATTGAACGGATGTCTGCTGGTGGTTTTAACGGAAAGTTGAGTTTCCCCAGGGAGTCAAGTCCGCCTCTGAGAAATAATCAACAGGGTAGTGTTTGACTGAAAGTTTTAGTGAGCGGAGAAATTCTGCTGCTTCTTCTGATATGTAATCAGGTTTTAGTCTGTCTGAAATAATAGACAAACTGTCATTAAGATCCCTTCCCCTCATATCTGAGAGGACCAACAGCAATTAAGAGGGGGCTAAATGTCCGATCCGATTTCCGGTACTGGGCTGGCTGGTGGTGCCCTGACGGGTGCCAGTGTTTATGGACTGCTGACCGGAACTGATTACGGCGTTGTATTTGGCGCATTTGCAGGGGCTGTATTCTACATAGCAACAGCAGCAGATCTGAGTGCATCGCGCCGACTGGCATATTTTATCGTGTCATATATTGCCGGGATCCTTTGCTCTGGGTTGGTTGGCTCCAAGCTGGCGAACTTGACCGGATACAGTGATAAACCTCTGGATGCTATTGGTGCCGTAATCGTCTCTGCTTTAGCCGTTAAGATCCTGACGTTCCTGAATAATCAGGATATCGGCTCGCTGGTGGCGCTCATAACGCGCCGGGGAGGTTCAGGTGGAGCTAAATGACCCGACAGCAACTATAAATGCGTTGTTATGTGCTTGTGTTGTTATTACTCTGATGTTTTATCGTCGTGGTGATTCGCGGCATCGTCCTTGGGTTTCACGTTTAGCTTGGTTGATTACTGTTACATACAGTGCTGTTCCGTTGGCCTATCTCTGTGGGATTTATCCCCATTCCTCATGGCCCATTATCGTGGCGAATACTATTTTTCTTTCCGTGCTGGTGGCCGTCAGAGGCAACGTTGCACGTCTGGTTGATCATCTGAGGCACTAATGAACCAACAATTATTTCAAAAGGCGGCTGGTATTAGCGCCGGGCAGGCTGCGCGCTGGTTTCCGCACATTGATGCGGCGATGAAGGAATTCGGCATTACAGCACCAGCGGATCAGGCGATGTTTATCGCTCAGGTAGGCCATGAGTCGATGGGGTTTAGCGCCGTAGTTGAAAATTTTAACTACACGCCATCTGCGCTGGTGGCGACGTTCGGAAAGAGGATCACACAGCAGCAGGCTGATGCCCTTGGCAGAACATCCGGACATGCAGCTCGTCAGGATGCTATTGCCAATCTGGTGTATAGCAACCGGCTGGGTAACAAAGCACCCGGTGATGGCTGGAAATATCGTGGTAGAGGATTAATTCAAATCACTGGCCTCCATAATTATCGCATCTGTGGCGCGGCGCTGAAGTTAGATCTGGTGACTTCACCTGAACAACTGGAACAGGAACTACAGGCTGCGCGCTCAGCTGCATGGTTCTACACCTCTAAAGGTTGCATGATCTACGGTGCCGATATTAACCGTGTTACGCGCATCATTAACGGCGGTTTGAACGGTATTGAGGATCGTAAGGTCCGATACAACAAGGCGCGGGCGGCGCTGCTGGTATGAAGATGAGTTATTGGGCGCTCATTTTAACGTTTATTGCTTGTGTCGCTGGTGGTCTTGTCTGGTCAGCGAATCACTATCATGGAAAGTTTCTGGAGGAGCAGAAGCGTGCTGATGCTGCGGAACAGCGAGCTGATTCTACTGAGGCTATCACCGAGAATGTTCTGCGTACTATGGCAATAACGAACATCATTCAGGAGGCGAATCAACATGCAAAACAGCAGATCGCACTGGAGTCACAGAGAACCCAGGAAGATATCAAAGTGGCTGTTGCGGATGATGATTGTGCTTCACGTCCTGTGCCTGATGTCGCTGCTGACCGGTTGCGGAAGTACGCGGACAGTATACGTGCAGGTTCCAACGATGCCGTTACCGGCGAACCTGCTCGCTGAAACTCCACAGCCAGTTATACCCAATCCTCTGACTTATGGGGATAGTCTTAGTTTGAATGTAAGTCTGCTATCAGCACTGGGGCTATGTAACCGTGATAAGTCTGATCTTCGTAGGCTAGGAGAGCAAAAGTACAATCTACATTTGAATAATAATATTCATTAGGTGAAATATTTTTATTTGACTGTTCTAGTTATTATGCTTTTAGTTACAATACTCTCACTATTAACAGTGAGGTAAAAATGAACGAAAATTATATTGCATATGAGACACTTGTAGCAAACCGTGCTGCTGCTGAGTGGGCTTGTTGGGCAATGATTGCATCTTGGGTGAGTGCTGGAGCTACTATTGTTACTTTGTTTTTGGCGTTCAAGGCATTATTTACGTGGCGGGAACAAGAGAAAACAAAAGTAAAAATAGATTTTAGGAATGCATTAAAGAAATTAAAGACAGCTCTATTATTTATGCCTGTCAATATTGACCCCGAGCAACTCAATGATGAACGAGAGCAAGTTATTGCTAAATGGCTATTTAAAGATGTAGATCTTATTAGCCAGCAAATTGAGTTGGGAGAAGAGAATGTTAAAAGATTTGATGAGCTTTTGAGTATTTTTGATTGTTGCCAATCTTCATGGTTTGCGACAGAGCACTTATTTGATAATACTGAGTTAGAAAAAGTTTGGCATGAGTTCGAGTCTAACTTTAATAAATATATAAATGGTGGTGAGAGTAAGGATTTACTTATGAAAATGCTTGATAAGCTCATCTCTTCTAGATTTGTATTTGAGTCAAGGTAATTGCCTTTGAGCATTTTTCTTTATTATTTTACTTATTATAAATTTTTTTATATGCCCCCTAGAATCCCAAAAGCCTGCCGCGTTCGTGGTTGCCGCCAAACTACCACTGATCCGTCAGGCTATTGTGAAAGTCACAAAAGCGAAGGCTGGAAGCAATACAAGCCAGGACAATCCCGTCATCAGCGCGGCTACGGTTCGAAGTGGGACAGTATCCGCGCGCGTGTCCTGAAGCGTGACAAAGGCCTGTGTCAGTTATGTCTGCGTGCCGGTGTGGTGCGTGAGGCGAAAACCGTTGACCACATTATTCCTAAAGCGCATGGCGGCACTGATGCTGACTGCAATCTGCAGAGTCTGTGCTGGCCGTGTCATAAGGCGAAGACGGCCCGTGAACGGCTGAAGTAAGAACCAGTTCCCGCTGCCAGAGGGGAGGGGCGGGTCAAATCCCTGTGACCTGACGTCTTCCGGACTGCCCGCCTATGCCGCTGAAAACCAGGAGTGCCGCATATGGCTGGAACGGCGGGGCGTTCCGGGCGCCAACGGCGCGCAAGGCGCTGGCCGGAAACCCCGGCAAGCGAGCCCTGAATAAAGATGAACCTGTTTTTACGCCCATCAAAGGTGTTGAGCCACCGGAGTGGTTCGCTGAAGAAGATCTCCCTCTCGCCACGATCATGTGGCAACTGACAACCAAAGAACTCTGCGGTCAGGGCCTGCTGTGCGTGACTGACCTGGCGGTACTTGAGCGGTGGTGTGTGGCCTATGAATTCTGGCGACGTGCCGTGAAAAATATTACCAGACAGGGCAACACCATCACCGGTGCAATGGGCGGCATGGTCAAAAATCCGGAGCTGACCGCCAAAAAAGAACAGGAGTCCGAGATGAGCAGCACGGGGGCAATGCTCGGACTCGACCCCAGCAGCCGCCAGCGTCTGATTGGCCTGGCGGGGAAGAAGAAAGCCACTAACCCGTTTCTGACAATCTGAAAATCATCGAATCATGAGCCGGAAATCTTACCCCAACGTAAATGCAGCCAATCAGTATGCCCGGGATGTCGTGCGCGGAAAGATTGTTGCCTGCCAGTTTGTGATTCAGGCCTGCCAGCGCCATCTTGATGACCTGATGGCGGAAAAAAGTAAGTCGTTTCGTTACCGCTTCGACAAGGACCTGGCTGAACGGGCCGCGAAATTTATTCAGCTGTTGCCGCACACCAAGGGGGAGTGGGCATTCAAACGGATGCCCATCACGCTGGAGCCGTGGCAGCTATTTGTGATCTGCTGTGCGTTTGGCTGGGTCAATAAAGGCACCCGGTTGCGCCGCTTCCGGGAGGTGTACACCGAAATCCCCCGTAAGAACGGCAAATCAGCAATCTCTGCCGGTGTTGCCCTGTATTGTTTTGCCTGTGATAACGAGTTTGGCGCGGAAGTGTATTCCGGTGCCACGACAGAGAAACAGGCGTGGGAAGTCTTTCGCCCGGCGCGACTGATGTGTAAACGCACACCCATGCTGACAGAAGCGTTCGGGATTGAGGTTAACGCCTCAAACATGAACCGTCCGGAGGATGGCGCGCGGTTTGAACCGCTGATCGGCAACCCAGGTGATGGTTCATCACCCCACTGTGCCGTGGTGGATGAATATCACGAGCATGCCACCGATGCGCTTTATACCACAATGCTTACCGGGATGGGGGCGCGACGTCAGCCACTGATGTGGGCCATCACCACCGCCGGGTACAACATTGAGGGGCCGTGCTACGACAAACGGCGGGAAGTCATCGAGATGCTCAACGGCTCGGTGCCTAACGATGAACTGTTCGGGATCATCTATACCGTTGATGAAGGTGACGACTGGACCGACCCGCAGGTGCTGGAAAAAGCCAATCCAAATATTGGCGTGTCGGTTTATCGCGAATTTTTGTTAAGTCAGCAGCAGCGTGCGAAAAATAATGCCCGTCTGGCAAACGTCTTTAAAACAAAACACCTCAATATCTGGGTGTCGGCGCGTTCGGCGTATTTCAACCTGGTGAGCTGGCAGAGCTGCGAGGATAAATCACTGACTCTTGAGCAGTTCGAGGGGCAGCCGTGCATTCTGGCCTTTGACCTGGCGCGTAAGCTGGATATGAACAGCATGGCGCGACTTTATACCCGCGAGATTGACGGTAAAACGCATTACTACAGTGTGGCCCCGCGTTTCTGGGTACCGTATGACACGGTGTACAGCGTCGAGAAAAATGAAGATCGCCGGACAGCCGAACGCTTTCAGAAATGGGTGGAAATGGGCGTTCTGACCGTTACCGATGGTGCAGAGGTGGATTATCGCTACATCCTCGAAGAGGCCAAAGCGGCGAACAAAATCAGCCCGGTCAGTGAGTCACCCATCGACCCTTTTGGAGCGACCGGGCTGTCACATGACCTTGCTGATGAAGACCTGAATCCCGTTACTATCGTCCAGAACTTCGCCAATATGTCCGACCCGATGAAAGAGCTGGAGGCAGCGATTGAATCGGGACGCTTTCATCATGACGGCAATCCCATCATGACCTGGTGTATCGGCAATGTGGTCGGCAAAAACATGCCAGGTAACGATGATTTAGTGAAGCCCGTCAAAGAGCAGGCGGAAAACAAAATCGATGGTGCAGTTGCGCTGATTATGGCGGTTGGCAGAGCCATGCTGTACGAGAAAGAAGACACGCTGTCTGACCACATTGAGTCCTATGGGATCCGCTCGAAGAGGTATTATGATTGCTGTTCGCGCCTCTGGTGGGGTGCTGGGTGCGCTGGCGTATGGTTGGCTGTTTAGGGTTGTTGCCGCTGTGCCTGTTCTGGTCGTGGCTGGTGGCGCGATATCTCGACCGTACACAGTCGTCTGTCGGCGGAGGTAAATACGGGATTCAACGTGACGACCGGTGACAAGAGCTGGCGGATCATCGGGCTGTCGACACCTATACGCAGATCAGCAGTCAGCCATGCGACACGGCGCCGCAGAGTGCTGAGTACGGTCGGGATGTTGCCCTGCAACCTGTATCACCTGAACGGCAGCCTGAAACAGAGAGCCACTGGCGAACGTCTGCATAAGCTGATCTCCACGCATCCCAATGGCTATATGACGCCGCAGGAGTTCTGGGAGCTGGTGGTCACCTGTCTGTGCCTGAGGGGAAACTTTTACGCCTACAAAGTGAAAGCATTTGGCGAAGTGGCTGAACTGCTGCCCGTCGATCCCGGCAGTGTGGTACCGAAGCTTAACAGTAGCTGGGAACCGGTCTATCAGGTCACATTCCCGGATGGCTCCACGGATGTACTGAGCCAGGAGGATATCTGGCATGTGCGTCTGACGCTGGACGGACTGGTGGGGCTGAATCCCATCGCCTATGCCCGCGAGGCAATATCGCTGGCGGCAGCGACCGAAGAGCACGGGGCCAGACTGTTCAGCAATGGCGCGGTGACTTTGTACAGAGCGTGTCGGATCCTTATGAGCCTGAAGAAAGGAGGAGTCACACCTTGGCAATGCTACCCCGAATCAGACACAAGCCGAGATGGCGTTGAACGCAGAGGACAGCCAGTTCCTGGAAACCCGCAAGTTTCAGCTTGAAGAAATTTGTCGTCTGTTCCGTGTGCCATTGCACATGGTGCAGAACACCGATCGCGCCACCTTCAACAATATCGAAGAGCTGGGGCTCGGATTTATCAACTATTCACTGGTGCCGTATCTGACCCGCATTGAGCAGCGGATCAACACCGCGCTGGCGTAAGCAGGGTATTACGCCAATTAGCGCGGGGATATGAGTCCCGACCTACGCCACGGGTTAACAATTTACTCAATCTGCCGCGTGGATATGAATCCGCGTCCCGGTGGTGATGTCTATCTCACACCGAGATGCGAATCCGATGGCAGGCCGGTAGCAGAAGTAACAATGCAGACCGTGATGTACCGTGAGTTCTGTCAGTGACTCCGGTGAGTTTGAAGGATATGGCTCCGTGGTGTAAAGCAGCCAATGATGGGTGATGTCGCTGCGGCGTGGAGTGAGCGTTACCTGCGCTGCTTGGGCACCGCATGGATGAATCGGTGTTTACACCGAAATAAGACGATGTCGGGCTTTACGTCTTGCTCATCGATGCGATCCCCTGGCGCGCACACCACATATGATTTTAACCGGCCTTTATTACGTACTGAAAGACTGGGAATACGACCGGACGAAAGAAGTCTTTCTGCTGAAAGAGATCGACCTCTGGGAAGTCAGTCTGGTGACATTCCCGTCCAACGACGAGGCGCGTATCAGCGACGTCAAGAACGCACTGGCCCGCGGGAAAATTCCCGAACAGATTGAAAGAGTCCTGCGTGATGTCGGTCTCTCCCGTACCCAGGCCAAAGCATTCATGGCCGGGGGCTATGGCGCACTGTCCCTGCGCGACGCTGAGGATGTGGGCTCTGCACTGAATGCACTGAAGAATCTGAACTTTTAATCAGGAGAAACACAATGGCTGTTGATATCAAAGATGTGGAACAGGTCGCGCAGGATCTGCAGCAGAAGTTTGACGACTTTAAAGCGAAGAATGACAAGCGCGTTGATGCGATTGAGCAGGAAAAAGGCAAGCTGGCCGGGCAGGTGGAAACCCTGAACGGAAAACTCAGCGAACTGGAGAGCCTGAAAAGCGATCTCGAAAAAGAGTTGCTTGAGCTGAAGCGTCCGGCGGGTGGAGCGCAAAACAAGGTGGCTACAGAACATAAAGACGCTTTCGTCGGCTTTCTGCGTAAAGGCCGCGAAGACGGTCTGCGCGATCTGGAACGTAAGGCATTGCAGGTGGGCACCGATGAAGACGGTGGCTATGCCGTGCCGGAAGCGCTGGATCGCAACATTCTCACCCTGCTGAAAGATGAAGTGGTGATGCGCCAGGAAGCCACGGTGATCACCGTTGGCGGTTCCGACTACAAAAAACTGGTGAATCTGGGCGGCACGGCTTCCGGATGGGTGGGCGAAACTGACACGCGTCCCCAGACCGCTACTTCCAGGCTGGGACTGATTGAGCCTTTCATGGGGGAAATCTACGGCAACCCGCAGGCCACCCAGAAAATGCTGGATGATGCCTTCTTCAACGTGGAGGCATGGATCAACAGTGAACTGGCGACCGAATTTGCCGAACAGGAGGAAATTGCCTTTACCACTGGTGACGGCACCAAGAAGCCGAAAGGGTTCCTGGCCTATGAATCCACCGATGAGTCCGATAAGGCACGTGCGTTCGGTAAACTTCAGCATATTGTATCCGGCGAAGCGACGACGGTGACCGCAGACGCCATTATCAAACTGATTTACACGCTGCGTAAGGCACACCGCACTGGCGCGAAGTTCATGATGAACAACAACAGCCTGTTTACCATCCGTCTGCTGAAAGACACCGAGGGTAACTATCTGTGGCGTCCGGGGCTGGAACTGGGGCAACCGTCCTCTCTGGCGGGTTACGGTATCGCTGAAAACGAACAGATGCCGGATATCGCCGCTGATGCGAAAGCCATTGCATTTGGTAACTTCAAACGGGGTTACACCATCGTTGACCGTATCGGCACCCGCATTCTGCGTGACCCGTACACCAATAAACCGTTTGTCGGTTTTTATACCACCAAGCGCACCGGCGGGATGCTGGTCGATTCGCAGGCCATCAAACTGCTGAAGATTGCAGCGGCGTAATCACTCAGGGGCGCGGAACCGCGCCCCCTGTTCTGACGGGTGAAGAATCATGATCCTGAAACAAGATCTGAAATGGTCACCGGACGGTATGCGTGTTGAGGTCATTCAGGCCGGTGAGTATGACGACGGGGCGCTTCCTGCCCGGGTGCAGGAGATTGCACTTCAGGCCGGGTTAGCAGATCGCGGAACCAGTGCAAAAAGCAGTAAAGCGACAAAAGAGAAAAAAGCCACGACCAGTAAAGAGGGCTGAGTATGCTTCTGACAATGGAAGAGATTAAAGCCCAACTCCGGCTGGATGAGGATTTCGATACTGATGACCGCCATCTGCAACTGCTGGCCTGTGCGGCGCAAAAGCGGACGGAAACGTATCTGAACCGGAAGCTCTATGCGCCGGATGAAACCATTCCGGACAGCGATCCTGACGGACTGCTCCTGCAGGATGATATCCGTCTGGGGATGTTGATGCTTATCAGTCATTTCTACGAAAACCGATCTTCCGTTACGGAAGTGGAAAAACTCGACATGCCACAGAGCTTTGGCTGGCTTGTCGGTCCATACAGGTACTTTCCACAATGAAAATTCGTCAGGCGCAGACCAGCGCAACTTACATATTGCCTGACCCCGGCGAGCTGGATAAACGGATAGCGATTCGCCTGCGTGTGGATGAGCCGAATGATGATTTTGGCGTGTCCCCCTCGTATACGGAGGAGATCTGCACCTGGGCGAAGATGGCCCAGCCCGGAGCGGCGGCCTATCAGGGCTCCGTACAGACGGAAAAAATCGTGACGCACTATTTCACGATCCGCTGGCGCCGGAATATTACCGCCGATCATGAAGTGTTCTGCGACGGGCAGGTTTACCGCATCCGGCGCATACGCGACCTGAACAGCAAACGTCGTTTCCTGTTGCTCGAATGCGAGGAACTGGGCACTGAACGGGCAGAGGGCTATGCAGAACAAAGCGTTTTTACACGTTGATTTTGAACAGCCGGAAACGCTTGTTTTTAACCGGGCGCGTTTGCGCCGGGCGTTTGTCTGTATCGGGCAGGTACATATGCGTGATGCCCGCCGCCTGGTCATGAAGCGGGGGCGTTCCGGACCCGGAGATAATCCTTCATACAGAACGGGAAAACTGGCACGCTCCATCGGGTATTACGTTCCGCGGGCATCCAGTCGCCGTCCGGGATTGATGGTGAAAATTGCCCCTAATCAGAAGAACGGGGAAGGAAACCGCCCGATCTCAGGCGCATTTTACCCTGTATTTCTGTTTTACGGTGTACGGCGCGGCGCAAAACGTAAAAAAGGGCATCACCGGGGGGCCTCCGGTGGCAGCGGCTGGAAAATTGCTCCCCGCAACAACTACATGACGGAGGTACTGGAACGACGCCGCAGCTGGACCCGTTACATACTGTCCCGCGAGCTGCGTAAATCCCTCCGACCTCAACGCAGGAAGAAAAAATGAAACTAACCCCGATTATTGCGGCGCTTCGCGCCCGATGTCCGTTGTTTGAAAACCGTGTTGGCGGTGCCGCGCAGTTCAAGGCAATCCCGGAAGCTGGAAAGCTCAGGCTGCCAGCAGCGTATGTCGTTCCATCTGAAGATGTCACCGGCGAGCAGAAGTCGCAGACGGACTACTGGCAGGATTTGACGGAGGGTTTTTCCGTCATCGTGGTGCTCAGCAACGAACGGGATGAAAAAGGGCAGTGGGCATCCTATGACGCCGTTCATGACGTCAGGCAGCTTATCTGGAAAGCGCTGCTGGGCTGGGAGCCGGATCCGCAGGCGCATGAAATTCAGTACGCAGGTGGTATGTTGCTGGATCTGAACCGCCACGAACTCTATTACCAGTTCGACTTCACGGCGAAGTATGAAATCACCGAAGAGGACTCCCGCCAGCAGGAAGACCTGGACGTATTACCCGACCTTAAAACGCTCAGTATTGATGTTGATTTTATCGAGCCCGGTACAGGGCCAGACGGCAACATTGAGCACCACACCGGGATTACCCTCCCGTAATAACTTCTCCAGGGAATATGAATGTTTGTAAAACCTGTAAAAGGGCGATCGGTTCCCGATCCGGCCCATGGCGACCTGTTACCTGAAGAAGGTCGAAATGTTGATGAGAATAACTACTGGCTGCGCCGCGAGGCCGCTGGTGATGTCCGGCGCACGAATAAAAAGGTGAAAACAAATGGCGATTAGTTTTAATTCCATTCCGTCAGATACGCGGGTTCCTCTGTTTTATGCCGAGATGGATAACTCGGCGGCAAATACCGCACGGGACAGCGGGGCATCACTGCTGATTGGTCATGCCAGCAATGATGCGTCAATTGCCGTCAACAGTCTTGTTCTGGTGTCATCGGTTGATTATGCCCGTCAGATTTGCGGTG